GTAAAGATCCAGCACTGACTACAGCTACAAAGCAGATGCGTTGGGTAAAGATTCAAAGAGAAAAACATGGCTTGGTATAATCCTTTTAGTAAAAAACCTGTTGATGTCGAAGAGAAGTTGAATCCTGCTCAATATCTTGATGGCGGGAATGTAGCTTCCACTAGAGAACCTACTATTTCTTATGAGCGTGCATACGAAGATCTAGAAATTGTAAATCGTGGCGTGAATATGATCGTAGATGATGTTGCTGAGATTCCTACTCTTGTACTACCCAATACTCAACGAGGTGTTGTGAAAGGCATAAAGAGATCAAAAGTAGAGCTTCTCTTAAATAAAGAACCTAACCCTTTTCAGGATATAAACACTTTTCGCCGTAACTTAGTTACTGATTTTATACTAGACGGAAACATTTTTATTTACTTTGATGGTGCTCATATGTATCATCTACCGGCAGATAAAGTACAGATTCATGCTGATAAAGATACTTATGTAGAAAAGTATACTCTTAATGATACTACTTTTACTACTAATGAAATTATACATATTAAAGATAACTCCTTTCATTCTATTTACAGAGGAGTTCCTAGATTAAAACCTGCGATGCGTACAATGAACTTGATGGCCTCTATGAGAGCTTTTCAAGATAACTTCTTTAAGAATGGCGCAGTTCCAGGTTTAGTACTTAAGTCTCCGAACACATTGTCAGAGAAAATTAAAGAACGTATGATGGTATCTTGGCAAACTCGATACCGTCCAGATACTGGAGGTAAGCGCCCCCTTATATTAGATGGCGGACTAGAAGTTGATAACCTTACAAAAATAAATTTTAAAGAATTAGATTTTCAAAGTGCAATTACAGAGAATGAAAAGATCATTTTAAAAGCACTTGGAATCCCTCCAATTTTATTGGATTCAGGCAATAATGCAAATATTCGTCCTAATTTACGACTTTATTATTTAGAGACTATATTACCTATAGTTAGAAAAATTAATTTTGCAACTACTCGATACTTTGGTTTCGAGTGTAAAGAAGATATTACAAATATTCCTGCTTTACAACCAGAGCTACGTGATAGTGCTGCATTCTATACATCACTAGTAAATGGTGGTATCATTTCTCCAAACGAAGCTCGTGAAGCATTAGGCTACGAAGCAAGAGAGGAAGCAGAAGATATACGAGTTCCTGCAAATATAGCAGGCTCTGCAGCTAACCCATCGGAAGGTGGTCGACCAGAGGAAACAGAAGAAGAGTGACTAGTTTAGGAAAAAAAATACGAATAAATAAAAATAGAAATATTGAAAAGTTATCTCATTATTTTATAGAACAAGGAAAAATATTAGAAGAAAAAGAATATGGAGAGGTCTCAAAAAGAGAAAAACCTTTAGGGCTTCCCAATTTAGTTTCTGTATTTGGCAGTTACGAAGCCATGTTAAAAGAGTTAGAATTAGGTCCTTTGGGTAAAGAAGTTATAGCTTTGAAGCCAAAACCTAAAAAGCCAAAAGCACCAGCTAAACCGAGAGTGGTAAAGCCTGCTAAAGCAAAGGAGAGTAAAGATGAATAAGTTGTTTAATCTTACATCCACATTTAAGTCTCATGAAGCAGACGATGGATCTGTAATGATACGAGGAATGGCTAGTACAGCTGACTTTGATCGCGCGGGTGATTCCATTTCAGCAGAAGCCTGGACTAAGGGTGGATTATCAAATTTTGAAAAAAATCCAATTATCTTGTTTAATCACGATTATGACAAGCCAATTGGTAGAGCTACGGGGTTGAAAGCTGGTCCCGATGGCTTGGAACTGGAATGTAAAATTAGTAAGGCTGCGCCTGCTAATGTTGCACAATTAGTTAAAGACGGTGTTCTTGGAGCCTTTTCTGTTGGTTTTCGAGTCAAGGACGCTGATTACTTAAAGGAAACCGACGGACTAATGATTAAGGACGCTGAGTTGTTTGAGGTATCGGTAGTATCTGTACCATGCAATCAGTCAGCTACTTTTTCGCTCGCGAAGTCTTTTGACTCAGATAAAGAGTACGAAGAATTCAAAAAAACTTTCACAAATCGTGTAGATCTAGCCGGTCAGTCTCTGGCTAAAGACGAAGTTAATACTTCTAGCGTAGCTAGTGACACACCGAAAAGCGCGGAGAAATCCGCAGATCAGGAGATCAAGATGGATAATCAAAACATCGACTTGGAAGCTTTTGCAAAGAAAGTAGCAGAAGACACTGCCGCTAAGATTGCTATGAAGCAAGCCGAGCAAAAAGCAGCTGACGAAGCCACCGCTAAAGCAGCTCAAGAAGCAGAAGAAGCGAAAGCTTTAGAAGCACAATCAATTAAAACAGTTATCAACTCTGGTGTAGAATCAGGTGTTGAAAAACTTATGGGCGACGTTGAAGCTAAACTAGCTGAAAAAGACGCAAACTTACAAGAAGTAATCGGTTCTTTCCAAAAAGAACTTGAAGAGAAGAAAGCTGAAATTTCAGCAATGCAAAACAGCAAAAAATCTTTCTCTGATCGTGGTTCAGACCTTTCTTCTTTCGGTAAAGACTTCCTCAATGCTCACGTATTAGGTAAAATTACTGGTAAAGGTCTTTCTGGTACAGACTATGGTAAGTCATTACTAGAAAAAGCTGGCGAAACTTCTTATACTGCTAACAACCCAGCACAGGCTCAGCCAATTGATACTTTGGTTTCTCAAACTTTTGAAGAAGATGTACGTCTTCAACAACAAGTTGCAGGTTTATTCCGAGAAATCCAAGTAAACTCAGGTGCAACCATTCTACCAGTAGTTGGCGATACTAACTTCGCTGAATTCTCAAGTGGTGGTGTCTCTCCAGGTACTAATAGCCTAGCAGCTAAAGGCCAAGCTTCAAGTACTGACTTCCCAATCACTTCAGTAACTGCGTATGCCGAGCGTCTAATCTCTGGTACTTTCCTACCAGCAGATACTGACGAGCAAATCGTTCTTAGCATCATTCCAATGTTGACATCCGCTCTAGCACGTGCTCATGCACGAGCAATTGATAAAGCTTGTCTGTTTGGTTATGGTACTGCTAACAAAGGTCTAGTTGGTACTGCGGGTGATTACACTGCCGATGCTGCAGCTGGTGGTTATGCAGCTAACACTGGTGCATTCAGTGGCACTGCGGGCGTACTAAAAGCAGTTGACCTTCTTAACATGAGAGGTAAAATGGGTTCTTATGGTATTAATCCTGCGGACCTAGCTTACATCGTAAGTGTTGAGCAGTATCACAATCTAATGTCAGATGATAACGGCTTCTCTGATATTTCAGAAGTTGGTAATGATCTAGCTACTAAGATTACTGGCCAAGTTGGTTCTGTATACGGTACTCCAGTAGTTGTTAGTGATCAACTAGCGGATGCTGATACTAACCAAACTGATAATGTTGCTAAACTTGAAGTAGGTGCTATTGCAGTTAACCGTAACTCTTTCGTAATTCCACGTCTACGTGGTGTGTCTATTGAGACAGATTACGAAGTTGCGAACCAGCGTACTGCGCTTGTTGCTTCTCAATCTCTTGGCTTTACCCAAGTGGTTGGTGGTACTACTGCAGCTAACCGTGTTTCTTATACAGAAACAGCTGACTAATAGTAATACTTTTACTTTTAAACTTCGGGGAGGTTCGCCTCCCCCAAGTTTTTACTAATGGACTTATAGAATTATGGCAGATTTAATAACACTATCAAACTATAAAATAGCAGAAGGAATTCAGTCTACGAAAGACGATTCTAAGATAGAGTCTATTATTGCTCGTGTGAGTCAATTAGTAAGAACTTATTGTGGAAATGGTATAACTACTTATCATACTTCGGCAAAGACCGAAACGTTAAGTGTTAATTGGGCATCTAATATTGTACAACTTACAGAAAGCCCTTTAGTAGGAGTAACTTCAGTAAAAGAGAGAGAGAATCTCTCAGATAGTTACACTACTCTTGTAGAAAATACTGACTACTATGTAGACTACTCTACCGACAGTATTTATAGAGTATCTTCAAGTGGCGCAGCAAGAAACTGGGCAAATGGTCCAGGTGCTGTGCAAGTAGTTTACACTGCAGGGTATGAAAATTGCCCTGCTGATTTAGAGTTAGCAGTTATTGATTTAATTACTTATTATGTAAAAGACGAGCACAAAGCACGTCAAACTATTGCGGGTGCGAGCATACAGAATCAAAGCTCTTCAAGTCAGAGAAACAACGTTGCGTTTCCTGACCACATTAAAAGAGTATTAGATCTTTATAAGAACTTCTAATGAGTAGACAAGGCCAGCAGAAGTTTCTAACAACTCTACAAAAGAAACTTTTGAGGGAGTCTAAGCATTACAGGCAAAAAACAGCAGATAAGCAAACACACCACTTTAGTGTAAGCAAAAAATCTTTGAACGAGGGCATAAGACAAACTGTTAGTAGTAAATTTAAGTCCAAGTCAGATGCTCGTGTACGAGAAATACTAAGTATTGTAGATAAAGATATTACTACTGCAATAGAAGCAATCAAAAAAGAACTACATAGATTAGAAGATGGAGCGACTGTAGCAAAAGTATACATTACTTTTGAAAATCCAAATGGAATTGGTGCAGTTTTTTATGCCACAAAAACAGATAGCGGTAGATTAAGAAATATATATAGACAAGCAGCAGTTGCTTCACGAAAACATTTAAATGTTTTAGCAGAAAAAGTAAATAAAGCCTCAATTAAAATAACAGGTAAGGGTACGGGTACAAAGTCCGCCGATTATTTTCATGTTGAGCACGGAAAAAACGAAGGTGTAGCAGAATCTTTAGTTAGAGATGCACTAGAAGAATCTATACTAGATATTCCTGATATTAGTTTTCAACAGGCGAAAGATTGGTTAGAAGCCATGATGCCTGAAATTACACTTATTAGAGATACTAAGACTAGTAGGATGAATATTCATATAGGACCGAAACTAGGAAATCTGGCAGAAGGTAGAGTGTCGAGACAAGAGAAAAAAGAATTTTCTCAAATGGTAGATGACCTAGTAAAAGTAGTAACTTCAGATGCTAGTTTTCTTGTTGATGCTCCAGGTTCTGATAGCTTTAGAGATATACAAAAGAAAAAAGTTTTAAAAGCTGCAACAGATCCTTTTACAAAAATTAAAAATACAAGAGTAAAAGCAAAAACTAAAATTAAGCATGGGTCTAAAACACCTGTAAAAAGTAAAAGAAAAAAAGCAAAGATTTCAGACATTACTCCAAAACCTAAACCTATTGGAGGTACACAAAGAAGATCAAAAGCAAGTTCCATGGATTTTAATCCTTTACAAATGATTGCGATGTTGAATAAACAACTTCCTGACACTATAAGAAAAAATATGGTATCACCGGGATTAGTAAATAGAACAGGTAGATTTTCGGAGAGTGCAAGAGTAACAGATATTGTACAAACTCCTAAAGGCTTCCCAAGCGTAGGGTACACTTATCAAAAGAATCCTTACGAAGTATTTGAAATGGGTGCAGGAGATGCAAGATGGGCAACTCCTGAAAGAGACCCAAGAACATTAATTGATAGATCTATTCGAGAATTAGCAACACAGTTTGCAATAGGTAGATTCTACACTAGGAGAACTTAATGGCAGCAAGAGATTATACAACTAGACGTTTGGGTATTGTAAATGCTCTTGCTGAAAAGTTAAAGGATATAAACGGCACAGGAACTTATCTTACAGATCTTGCGCAAAATGTATCTCCTAGACTTAAATTTTGGGATGAGGTGGAGGAATTTCCTGCAGTTCACCTAAATGCCGGATCTGAAACCCGCGAATATCAGGGTGGAGGGTATAAAGATAGATTTCTTTCAGTAACTCTTCGTTGCTATGTGCAAGATGAAGATTCTGTACTCGCTTTAGACGAGTTATTAGAAGATGTAGAGACTGTACTGGAAGAGAACTCAAAACTAGAGTACAAGGATCGTAATAATGCGACTCAGTACACTCAACAAATCACAATCATTAGTGTGGATACTGATGAAGGTGTACTTGAACCTTTAGGTGTTGGTGAAATATCTATAGAGGTTCGATACTAGAAAATACAGGCACGAACAAAAGTTCACGTCCTTGTCTTTTCAAGATAACATAGGAGAAATACTATGGCAGATACAATGTTTTTTAGTAGAGATACGAAAGTCTATGTAGCCCCTTTGGCGGCTGACGGGACAACAGAACAAGCTCTTTTTGAGATTCCTGTTCTTGATGGATTTTCGTTTTCTCAAGCAACAAATAGTTCAGAGGTAACTTTGAATGAAATGTCGGCAGGTGCAAATGCAAGTCGACGCGGTCGCAAGATGTTTAATGACTCTCTTGCTCCAGCAGAGTGGAGTTTCTCTACTTATGCACGTCCTTTCGTATCAGGAGGAGGCGGTTCTACAGGCGACGCAGATGATGCAGCAAACACTCACGCAGTAGAAGAAGTATTGTGGGCAATGATGGTAGGAGATGCATCATACGCTTCTAACACATTTAATAATATTACTAATGGTAATGCAGCAGCTGGTGCTTCAATTAGTTTTGCTAACTCAAACGTAACTACTCTTGGTATTGCAAACATTTATTTTGTACTTGGTAAAACTGGTGGAACCAACAGCGGCGAAGTAACGTACAAAATTTCTAACTGCTGTGTAAATGAAGTAGGTGTAGATTTTGATATTGATGGAATTACTACTCTTAATTGGTCAGGTATGGGTGCTGAGCTTATCGAAAGCACTGATCTTACAACTACAGCAGCCGTAGTTGAAGGTACTCTAGCTACACAAACCAATAACTTTATTCGTAATCGTTTAACTGAGCTTGTAGCTTCTAACGCTTCTGGTACTTCTCAGGTTCTTACACTAACAGGCGGTAATATTACAATCTCTAATAACATGACATTCCTTACCCCTGAAACTCTAGGTGTTGTAAATACTCCACTAGCTCATGTAACAGGTACTCGTTCAGTTTCAGGTAGTTTTACTTGCTATTTATCCAGCACGCAACATAGTAGCCTGGATTTATTTGAAGCGTTAGTGCAAGATAAGAGTACAGTTACACACGATTTTGATCTTGAGTTTAAGATTGGTGGTGCAGCTGCTCCGAATTTGATTTTTGACATGCCTTCTTGCCACTTAGAAGTTCCAAGTCATTCTATTGAAGATGTAATTTCATTAGAAGTTAATTTCCACGCACTTGGTACCGATATCGACTCTACTGACGAAGTAGCTGTCAAATACTTAGGTAAGACTTTGTAATAATATAGATAGCAAAAAATATTTCTTGACATTTGTGGTCTCTTGGACTATAATATGGAATAGGAAAAAGTTAAGAAGGGGTCTTTTTCAGACCCCTTTTTATTACTCGGAGAATTATGGCTAATTACAATTTTTTAAAAGAAGCAAAAGTTTGGTTTGTGCCTATCTCCGAAACAGGTGTAGAGGAAGGCTTAACGCTTACTGCGAGTCACACAGCGAATACTCAGGTACCTACGACTGTAGGCTCGGGTTTCCATAGTAGCGAGCGAGGCCAACCAACAACAATGGCAGCAGATGTAGTGCTTCCAGCCACTTTTTCAAATAATCACGAGTGTTTATTTGAACATGGCGGAACAGGTAATGGAACATGGCTCGGCGTAGTTACAGAGAACTCTCAAAAGTATTTATATTTTAGATCTGGGAATGGACTCGATACTGTTACTACAACAAACAATCAGGCAATCGTAGCAAGAGTGCTTGTTTCAAGTATAGCAGAGTTTGATGGTGCAATCCATACAGTGGTTTGGGAAATAGACCCAACTATAGGAAGCCTAAAACTTTGGATTGATAATCGTCCTGTAATTAACGAAGTTACTTCAAACAAAAGTAATTTTATAAATTCTAATTGGAGTGGCGGTAACTTTGGAGGTCTTGGACAAGGCTATGACTCAATCGCAGGTAGAGCATCTGCGGATTTCGCTGACTATCAGACTGCTTGGAGTGGTGCCGTAATCTCAAGTTTACGAGTTTATCATAATCAAAAAGCCTATAGTAGAAATAATCACGATGTACCTATACTGCTAGATGTCGGTCCAAACTTGCAGTTTAATCAGACTTTTACAGATAATTCATTTGGTCAGAAAACACTACATGAGCCTACAAAAATGTTTCAGGCTTCTAGTATTAAAAAAGCAAACCCAGCGGATATTTCTTTTACTATCCCTATATATGAAGAAAATGATTTTGCACCTGTTTATGAATGCTTAAGAGAGTTAAATTCTCACAATAGACTTAAACAATTTGATTTATATATACAACTACCAAACGATTTGTACCTTATAAAGAAGTGTGTTATTATAAGTGGATCTTTTATAACAGAAAAATTAAAACCCTTACTATTAGAAATTCAAGCGCAAGGATCTAAACTAATAAGATATACATCAACAGAAGCTTCAAACTATACCTCTGCTTTTAATAGTTTGACTAGATCGAATACTAAAACGCATCAAATAGTTTCTGATCACTTAAGTGTAGAAATTGATAGTACACCTTTAGATTGTTTATCACAGGTAAAAACAGAATTACAAAATAAAGTTGAATGGATAGAGAATAAAACAGTAAATACTTCAATTGCTCTAGATACAAATGCTTTTAGTTATTGGAATTTAGTTGATAATACTACATATGATCCTTTTGAAGCAGCTTCTCAAGACGATTCTGTGGCACAGACTCCATCAAGTACTCCCGCAGGAAGTTTCCAAAGATTTTATGTAAGTGGGGTTGATTGGGCTGCGGATAGAAGTTATTTTGACTTAGATCTAGCTTTTGAAGCAAACTCTGGTTGGGGAGGTGAGGTATTATCGTTTACTTTTGATATTACAATTGATACTAATAAATTAGACGGAATCAATGGCGGAAATCCCACAGTCATACAATACGTAGATCCAGGTGACGCAGGTCTTTTCGGTTGGCTGAACAACACCCCAGAGACATTTAGAGCAGACATATTAGATTTTAATGATCCAACACCCAGGATTAATAATACGCTTATAACTACTCCAGGACAAGATATAGGAACATTTAGAATTTATCAAGTTTCTAATGCATATGGAAAAACAACCATTACAATAGACAGATTTTCTGGAGCAGGATACACTGCAGAAAATAATGGTAATTTTAGTCTTAATTTAACTGATATTCCTAAAGAAACTGGCCATCTATCTATAAACTCGTCAACGGGAGTTGTAACATTTAATAATACCAATATTGAGAAGCCTACAAAAGCTTCGTACAGTTATACTGTTCAGGCGATAAGTGTAGGAGGAAAAGTATTACAATCTACTAACTATACACAGAGCAATACTGGATCTTTAAGTAACTCAGATGTTTTGTCTACTACTACATATAACCAGCTGGCTACAGAGAAAGTTACTTTTCCTGATAATTTTGTAGTAGTTTCAAGAAGTCTTTCTGGGTCTGTAACGCAATACATTACAGACAGTACATCCCATAAGTATGTACAAACACATAAAATCGGAACTTCTGTTTCTATAGAGGCAGGAAAAAATAATACAACCGGTTTTCAATTTAGCAGCGGGCAATGTAGCTTTACAAATAGAAATACAGTAGCAGATGCCTTTACACAGAGCTTTGACTGGAAAATGAATAGCACAGGATCTAGTGATATAAGTTCTATACTTAAAATTAATAACAGTTAGGAGTTATGATGGAATTAAAAAAACTAATGATCGATACCAAAGCAGTTTGGGTTGATTTTGCAGGATTACAGGGATTTAAAGTAGAAGTTGCAAATCTTTCAAAAAAAGAACTAACAAATCTTAGAAAGAAATGCACAACGCAAAAATTTGATAGAAAAACTAGACAAGCAATAGAAAGTTTAGATGAAGATAAATTTATTACAGAATTTACAAAAGCAGTAGTAAAAAACTGGAAAGGCCTGACCTTAGGTCACTTAGAAACTTTACTATTAATAGACATGGACGGTAAAGATCCCGAGGAAACTTTAGCATATAGCGAGGATAATGCAGAAACTTTAGTAAGTTCTTCAACTGAATTTGATACCTGGCTCAATGAGGTAGTCTTTGATTTAGATAACTTTCGTACAGAGCGAAAAAGAGGAAGTACTAAACCGGCTGGAAAGGTATCTAAAGAACAGTGATACTAAGATGACGCGAGAGCGTTATCTTACAATGTGTGAACAAATGGGTAAAGACCCAGTTGATGAAGAAATACCTCCCGATTGGGAGGATTTTCCTTACATCGTAATACAGGCTTTTAACACTTTCAATATGTTAGGAGACAGACTTGTAAACGAAATAGGATATATTGGAAAAGATTATACAAATTTACCAGTATATATGGAAATATACGACGTAGAAGACAAAGAACTGTTTTTAGATATTTTATATTTTCTAGAGACAAGAGCTATTTCTCAATCCCAAGAAGTAATGAAAAGGGAAAGAGAAAAGCTAAAGAGAAAAGCCAGTGGCAGATAAAAGTACAGTTCAGGTAACGTTTAAGGTAAACGCAGACGGTAGTCTGCAACAAGTGGGTAAAGCGGCAGAAAAAACCGCTAAGTCTATGGATAAAGCAACCTCGAGCACTACTAATTATAATAGAGCAGCTCGAGGGGTTGCTAATCTTCAACAAAACCAGACAAAAGCATTCGCAGCAACAGCTAGAGGGACTTCTGGTCTTGTTGCGGCTTATGCAACTCTTATGGCTCATGTATTTGCTCTTACAGCGGCCTTTGGAGCCTTACAACGGGCCTCCGCACTAGTTCAGCTGGAGCAAGGTCTTGTTGCTGTAGGTAATGCAGCAGGTCAAAATCTTCCTTATGTTTCTAGAGAAATTCAAGCAATTACGGGTCATGCTGTAACTCTTCAAGAAGCTATGGAAGGCACAGCTCTTGCTATGTCTGCGGGCTTCGGTATTAACCAACTAAAAGAACTTACTAAAGTTGCTCGTGGAGCTTCTATCGCACTTGGTAGAAACATGGGCGATGCACTTACTCGTCTTGTAAAAGGTACTGCTAAACTAGAGCCTGAAATTCTTGATGAATTAGGTATCATGGTTAGACTTGACAAAGCTTCTCAAGACTATGCTGCAAGTCTAGGTAAAACAATAACACAGCTAACTCGATTTGAAAAACAACAAGCATTTCTAAATGCTACTATTGATCAAGGACAGAAAAAGTTCTCCGTAGTTATCGATAGTATTGATCCAGATCCTTATTCACAATTAAGTTCCGCATTCCAAGATCTTGTTAAGGACATGACTACCCTTATGAATAAGGGTCTAATACCTGTAATTAAATTTTTATCTTCTAGTAAGTTTGCGATGACAGGTGCGATTATATTATTTGCTTCGTCTATTACAAAAATGCTACTCCCCGCTCTTGGAGAAATGTCAGCAGCTAACCGTACCGCGGCAGCTGTAGCATCTCAATCTGCAACTAATGCGGCAGGAAAAATGGAGAAGAAGTATTTAGGTGCGGTTAGAAAAGTAAAAGGTGCTTTTAAAACAGTACCTGCAAGTGTTAAAGCAGTAGAGGCACAGTTTGTTTCAGGAGGTCTTTCAGTTACTCAGTATAAAGTCCACCTAAATAATCTTAAAAAGTCAGAAAAATTACGATCAGTTGCCTTAAAACGTCATAGCGGTGAACAAGCTATACAAAAGAAAAAAGAATTAGCGGATATTCGACTATTAATTGCCGAAACTCAAAAACTTCTTGCAGTAGAATCTCAAAGAGGGGGAGCAGGAGTAGGAGTTAAATCTGCTCGACAAGTTGGTCGTATGGCTAAAAGACAGTCTATCTACCAAGATAAAATTGGAGAGTCTTCTTTAGTTGGAGGCTTAGCTGTTGCAACTAGAGGATCAAAGGCACAATTTAAAGAAATAGGAAAGGGTGCAAAAGGTTTAAAAAAATTAAGTCTAGGCTTTTCTGCAGCTACAAAAAGTGCTGGATTGTTTGGGTCTGCTCTTTTAAGATTTGTGCCTATTATTGGATGGGCATTTACTGCTTTTTCATTACTTAGTCCGTTACTTGGTGGTATGTTTAAGAAAGGAGCAGTTGCAAGAGCGACAAATGAAGTTGCTGCTTCTTTTGATAGTTTTTATAGAGTAGCTGCACAACTAAATACAGAACTTGAAAAAACAGAAAAAGTCATGGATCGTGAGAATAAAAAACTCGCCGTTAGGGTTGGTTTACTACAGCAAGTTTCTGCTGGTGTATCAAAAATATTTGAGGCAGATGAAGCAGAAAGGCAAAAAGCAGTTACTGAAGCCTTGGAAAAAGCAAATG